ACGCTTGCTCTGCCATAGTTTGGCCTTGCAATAGTTCACTCTGGACTTGACCGTCTGGCAAAGGAAAAATATGCCGTCGCAACTTGTTTCTTCATCCGGCTGTTGCCAGCCTTGCGACTCCGAACCGGTTGTCGTGAATATCCCCGGCCCTCAAGGTCCGGCTGGAACCAACGGCACGAATGGCACGAACGGAATCAATTCGTTCACCTACACGACCGCGCCTTTCTTCGTTCCTGCGCTTGGTTCGAGCGTCTACGTTTACGTCGATAACACCGATTTCCTGCCCGAATCAGTCGCTGGCCAGTTCTTCGTATCGGTTCAGGGTCTTGGGTACATGCAGGTTACGTCGGTTGACGGTCTGCGCCTGACGCTCCAAAACCCCGCTGCTGGCGTCCTGGGAATCGCCAACGCTGTTCCGACTACGCTGATTCCGACTGGTTCGCTTATCACGCTTGCCGGTGCGATTGGGGCGACTGGCGCTCCCGGCGTATCTGGTGGCGCTCCGGTTGGAGCGACGTACATTTGCCGCACTTCGGATGCGACTCTGACGAGCGAGACTGCTCTTGATTCTCTGTCTGCTGGCTACATCAAGACTCAAGGATCGAGCGGTTTTGGTGCTGTTTCGACGGTTTCCACGATTCCGATTGCTGATGTCACCGGTACAGTTCCGATTGCTCAGGGTGGCACGAACCTGACGACTGCTCCGTTGAACAAGATTCCGGTGGGCGATGGTTCAACCTATCTCCAGAAGGAAATTGTCGGAACGCTTCCGATTGTCGTTACGAACAGCGCGGGAAACATCACGCTGTCGGCTCCGTCGATTGTTCCATTCAGCTACGTCACGTTTACGCGGAGGTTGACCGGCACCAACCGAATTGCGGCTGGAACGACCAAGAATCCGTTTAGCCTTGGAGATTTTCCCGCTGGATCTTGGACAAACATAGACACGTCTTCTGGCTTTGTCGCTGCGACTGGCCGGTTTGTGGTTCCAAATACTGGGTATTACAAAATTGAAGGACTGTTCAATCTGCTGGCGGACACAAATACGGCTCAGGCCGTCGTTTTCTTGAGGAAGCTGGGGTCGAACATTTTTCAGAGTCTTCCATTTAATGTCAGCGCATCCGCCGCGCAGGCGTTACCGCCTGTTTCGTTTTCTTACGTCGATCAGGCTGCATCTGTTGGCGATTATTACGATATCTTGATTCAGATAACGTCGCACGATGTAGATGTTCAAACCGGCTCCTCGTTCTCTGTTCAGCGGATTCAGGCCTAAACCATGAGCGAACGCGCACCACGGAGGTACACGGACGGATCTGTCACCTTTGAGGGTGGCATTGACTCCGGTGTGATGCCGTCGGAAGTGGACAAGAATCAGGTGGCGTTCGCGGTCAATGCCAGCTTCCGTCAAAGCTACGTCTCTCCTCGCCCCGGTTTCGTTCAGAAAGATTACGATCTGTGCGTCACCATCACGGCTGACAACGATCAGATTACCGCTGATCAGACGAACGTAACGGCGGATGGCTGGTCGGAAGAATGCTACGGCCCTCAGTCGCTGACTGGCACGTTCCAGTGTGCGCTGCCGTACATCGCCGACGATGGACGCACGTTCATCCTGATGCTGATCAGCGGTAACGTCTGGCTGTACGACACGGAGCAGAACAAAGCTCAGAACCTGACGGTTTCACCGGATCTGGAGAACCCGTCGAACCTGCTTGATGGCTGGATGGTTCAGGCTGAGAACTTCGTCGTCATTCAGGATGGGTTCAGCAAGCCGCTGATCTTCAACGGCACTAATCTGCGCCGTGCGACGGATGACGAAATCAAGTGCGGTAAAATGATGGCCTACGTCAATGGCCGCATCTGGTACGCGCTTCCGAATGGGTTTTCTTTCCGTGCGACTGACATCGTTTATGGAGATGGAACGCGAGCCAGTGTTCTCAAAGAAACCGAGAACACCTTCCTCAATGAAGGCGGCGACTTTGCGGTTCCGTCGGATTCAGGAGGTATCACGGCAATGGCCGTTCCAGGGAATCCAGATACGTCGCTTGGGCAAGGGCCGCTTCTAGTCTTCACGCCTCGTTACGTCTTCAGCGTAAACGCTCCTGTCGATCGTGATGTCTGGAAGAACCTGAACTATCCGATTCAGGCCATCAGTTTGCTCACCAGCGGTGCGCTTGGTTCTCGGTCGGCCATCACGGTCAATGGCGATGTCTTCTACCGCGCTGTCGATGGCGTTCGCTCCTTTATCATCGCTCGTCGCTCGTTCAATGACTGGGGAAATACACCCATCAGCAACGAGATTCTGAACATTGCCGAGAACGATCAGACTAATCTGCTGTGGGCCAGCTCTGCGGTCGTGTTCGATAACCGTCTGCTGATGACTGGCCAACCTCGGTACAATTCCGATGGCGTCATTCACAAGGCGCTGATGGTCTTGGATTTCGACCTGATTACGTCGCTGCGGAAGAAGTTTCCTCCGGCTTGGGCTGGAATCTGGACCGGCCTGAACGTCTTGCAGCTCGTCAAGACCGAGAACGCTTACGGCGACAGGTGCTTCTCAATCGCTCGCGGATCGGACGACACGATTCAAATCTGGGAGATTACGAAGGGCGACAAGTTCGATAACAACATCACGGACGGTAAGAAGGAAATCGAATGGATGGTGCAGACTCGCGCCTACAACTTCGAGGTTCCTTTCGGCCTGAAGCGGCTCGATTCCGGCGACTTGTTCATCGACTCGCTTGAGGGTGATGTCTCGTTCAACGTCACCTATCGGCCCGATCAGTATCCTGGCTGGATCGAGTGGATCGACTTCTCCGAATGCGCGACGACGACGCAGTGCTTGGATCTGTGTCCGCTGACGAACTTCAAGCCGCAGTATCGCCCGAAGATGCGTTTTCCGACGCCTTCGGATGCGCCGTGCAATGAGACGATCAGCACACCGGCTCGAAATCTCTACGAGGTTCAGGTCATGCTCAATATCATCGGGTATTGCCGGATCAAGAGCATTCGCGTTCACGCTTACGACGTTCAGGAGCCGAGTGTTGGTGAGTGCCGGACGGTGTATCCGGCCTGCACTCCGCTTGATGTCTGCGATATCAATCCGCTGACCTACACATCGGAAGCTGTTAATCCTCTCGCATAACAAAGATATGCCAAATCTTACCCTCATCACGCTGACTCCGCCGAGCTTGCCGGTCGGATATTGCCCGACCAATTACCAGCAGTTGGCCAACGATGTCATCAGCGGCACTCAGGCAAACTTCAACAGCTCGATTGGAAACTCGTTTTTCAACTACGGGCCGAATCCTCCCGCGCTGAACAATCAGGTCTATCCGTGGTTGGATGAAGATGGAAATTGGTGGATTTACAAAGACGGTTACTGGCTTCGAAAAAATCCTGTTTCAACCACTTCTGCCGAACGTCGCATCTACGTCGGAACCACGACCGATCTTCTTTCTTACGATGGTGGAGACGGAACAGCCACGGCGACAAACTGGACAGGTCCAATGTGGCAGGTTGACACCGAGTTTGAAGCTCGATTTCCCGTTGGAGCTGGCACATTTGCCGCGAGCGGAGTTGTTGTTGTTCAGGGTAAAGTCACCTCAACCGCTGTTGCCGGAGAAGACCAGCACACGCTTGTCACCGCCGAAATGCCAAAGCACAGCCACACGATGACTTGGGATTCTCAAGACACCTCCGGCGGCAATCAGCTCAAGACTCTTTACTACGGTCCTGACGCCAACGTGGTGAATGACATCGTGAAAAGCAGCGGAGACGCAGGCGGCGATGCTCCGCACAACAATCTCCCGCCGTTCTACGGTGTTTACTTCATCAAGCGAACCGCCCGAGTCTACTACACCAAATGAAGCTGATCGTCCAAGATATCAGATCAACGATTGCTCGGGCTATCGGCGTTTGCGTCGATGACGCGCGCGTCTACGACTACATCAATCAGGCCTGCCGCCGACTGCTTCACAAGGGTCTGTGGGCCGGTGCTTACGGACGTTTCACGATCCACACGGTCGGTGGATGCAT